GGAGAACACGAATATAGTGTTTCAACTGCTGGAGGCGTGTTGTGTGAGACAGGTCTTTTGAAAGTACAAAAGACATTCACCGAGAATGAATACAACCCAACACTAAACGAAAAAATCTACATACAATGAGCAATTCAACAAGCATCATCGCTGGTGGCGATGGATTCAAGTATCACGCAACTGGAACTGTGACCGGAGTCGGTTATTCAGCTCTTGTGGTTCAAGAGGACACCGTGTTCACATCTTTCTCCGTTGACGGTACAAATGTACTTTCAGCAAGAGGATTGAGTGCAGTCACTTTGCAACAAGGTGCGTATCTTCCCGCTGGTGGTTCTTCAAAAATCACAGGGTTCATCATCTCTTCAGGATCGGTAATCGGTTATTAAAATGATAGGCATCGGAATTGGCACACGACACCGCCTATACAAAGGACAAGGATGGGACATCGTGCAAGGATACAAGGCACGAATCACAACTGATGGTGGCTATTATGAGGGTATCTCTTGCTTACTAAACAAACTTAACAACTTATGAGCAATTTATTGAGTCAGGCATCGCTTGTGATGATACCAAGCGGATACAAAGAAGATGTTGTATACTCTGCAGTTCCCACCAACGGAAACGGGGATTTATCATTCACCCGAGCATCCAACGGAACGCGCATAAATAGTGCTGGATTGGTTGAGGTTTGCCCGTGGAATTTGGCGCAGTATAGCGAAGAATTTAACAATGCAATTTACACTGTTAAAAATGCAATTACCATTGTTGAGAATTCAACGACCGCCCCAAACGGGACGAGTACCGCAGATTTGATTTACCCAAATTCATCGGGGACTTTTAGGTATGTAGCACAAATTTTGAGTCAATCAACAAACATTTATACCACTTCAATATATGCAAAAGCACAAAATAAAAGTGTTATTTGGATGTATATGGATGATTCAGATACCAACGGAATTGTATATTTTGATTTAAGTGATGGCACAATGTCAGTAACTGCGGGAAGTTCATCAACACCAATCGGAACAATGACGGCAGTAGGAAACGGGTGGTATAGATGTACATTTACTACGGGTGCAAATACTTCACTTTCAAGCGGTTCGGGATTTGGTGTTTGTGATGCAAAGGGAAGTGCATATGCAACGGCATCGGGAACAAATGGTGTATATTTATGGGGTTACCAAGCAAACATAGGCTCAACCGCCAAACCCTATTTCCCCACTACCGACCGCCTAAATGTTCCACGCCTTACCTACCAAAATGGGGGAGGGGGGTGTCCTTCGTTACTACTTGAAAAGCAGTCGACTAATTTGCAAACATATAGCCAAGATTTTACAAATGTGGCTTGGACAAAATTAGGTCAAGGGGTTGGGGACACGGCAGTTGTAACGGCAAATTATGCGATTTCACCCGATGGAACGCAGAACGCAACGCGTTTTGTTTGCAACTTAAATGGAGGCACAACATCAAGCGATAGGAGTTGGATGATTGCAAATTTTACCGCACAAGCAACAAGCACAATTTCAATATGGATTAAACTAAATTCAGCGGGTACAAAGACCGTTTTATTAAGCGATTCGGGTGGAGGTACAAAAACTATTAGCGGAACGGATTGGCAAAGAATAGATGCAACTTTTGTCGGTGCGGGTGGTGAATTTAGAATTGGTTTGATTGGCGGAAGTACATCCGATACATTGGATTGTTGTATATGGGGCGCACAAGCGGAAAGCGGAAGTTACCCCACATCCTACATCCCCACCACATCATCAAGCGCAACAAGGGTGGCGGATTTAAGCACAAGCGACACCATTCAAACCGCTCAAACTTTTGCGGGTGATTTTACAATTTTTGCAGATTTTGTACCTTTTATTGATTCAAATGATGGCAATGGTATGATGGTATTAGGGGGCGGGGCATCAGGTTTGGGGGCAACTTATCAAAGTTATTTGTGGTTTATTGGTTCAAATGTCTATTTAAGTGGTGATAGTGAAGTAAATATAATTGCAAGAAGTTATTCAATGGTTGTTAATCAAAGAGTAAAAATAGCATTAACAAGAGTTGGAACAACTGTAAAAATGTTTGTGAATGGCGCACAAGTCGGGGCAAGTGCAACAAGTTCAACATCAATTACAATTCGCTCAATAGGTTGGTCATATAATTTACCGACATACCAAACAAAGGGCAAAATCAATCAAATAGTTTTATCGGCAACGGGTTTTTCTGATGCTGATTGTCAATCACTCACAACAATTTAAGCAATGACAAAGACCTTCGCAAAATACGAATTTACCCCCACCGAATGGGCAACCCTTCGCAAGTTAATAGAAACAACCACAACCAACCCCGAGGGGGGCGAAACAACCACCTACAAAGATTGTGCGGTTGTTGAGTTGGGATTTTTACCAATTACTCCCGCAGTTTATGACGGGATGGAATTGAAAACCCCCGCAGTTTTAAGCGAAAAGTGGGCAGTTGATATTCTATTTTACACCGAACCACCCGCAGAGTTCACCCCGTTTGAGGTTTATCCCGAGCCAATGGGGATTCATACATTCAGCGGTGATGACAATTTGTATTTACAAGCATATTGCAAGAAGTTTCCTGACTCACCCTATTGTGTAATTCCCGATGAAGAACTTTAATGATACAAGTGCGGTCATTGCAACTGCTATTTCAGGCAGTTCAGCTCTCATCACTTTCACGCAAACTTATCAGCCAATTGTTACTTTTTGCGTGGGGATTCTTGGTATTATATCGGGCGTGTTGGCTGTGGTATATTACCACAAGAAAATCAAGAGGATAGATGGCAAAGGCAACTAACTCGGTAGCGTTTAGGGCAAAGCCAAAGAACAAACTCCGCAGACACACAAAGCATATTAACAAACACAAATCGTGGAAACCCAAAAGAGGACAAGGATAAGTTTCAAATCCTACTTTGAACCAACACCAAAAAGATTTCGTGTGATTGGAGATTCCATCGCTGCGGGATCGTTGTTCGTTGCCGGGTTAAACATTGACCATCCAAAGTTGATGCTTATCATTGGCATATGTGGTGGACTCGGCAAGTTTATCACAAACTTCTTCACGGATGAAACAAGTTAAATTCAACGGTTACTACAAAGAAGAGTCACCGAAATCACAAATCTATTTGCATCACACCGCTGGTGGTGGTGACGGAGTGGCAACCTTCAAGTTTTGGGATGCCGATCCAGTAAACATCGCAACCTGTGTTGCGATAAGTCCGTCAGGTGAAATCGTGCAAGGGTTCTCATCTAAACATTGGGCGTTCCACTTGGGTTTGAAATCTGCACACTTCAAAGGGTTACCATTCATCAAACTTGACAAGACATCCATCGGCATTGAGATTTGTAATTGGGGTTATTTGGTAGAGAAGAACGGCAAGTTCTACAACTATGTCGGCAAGGAGGTCAAGGATGTATGCAAACTTGAGAAGCCATACAAAGGATTTACCTATTTTGAGAACTACACGAAAGAGCAAATTGCATCAACCAAAGAGTTGTTGTTATTGTGGCGTGAGAAGTATAACATTGACTTGACATATCACGAGGACATTTGGCAAGTTACCAAAAGAGCTTTGAGCGGAAAGAATGGAGTGTTCACTCACAACTCGGTTCGTGCAGACAAAATTGATGTCTATCCGCACCCTGATTTGGTATCTATGTTGCAATCACTTTAAGTTGCTATTTGATTACGATGATATTCCAAAGGATTAATTTTCACGACAACAAACTGCCTGTGTTCAAGGAGAACAAGGCAAAGGGGTTCGTGACTTTCGGAGCAGACAATCTCTATCCCGATTTTCTCGTAGAGTTATTTAACAAATCACCCAAGCACAATGCCATCGTTTCTGCAAAAGCTTCTTATATTGCTGGTATTGGTACTGATGTTTTCGGACAAAACACCACCGACATCGCCAAAGCCGAAGCCAAACTAAAGAACATCAACGCCTATGAGACCTACGAGGAACTCAAAGCAAAGATTGCATACGATGCCGAGTTGTTCAATGGGTTTTGTGTTGAGGTTATTTGGAACAAAGCCAAGACCGCACCAAGCGAATACTATCACATCCCATTCAAGGATGTACGCAAAGGTTTGGAAGGTGAATACATCTATTGTGAAGATTGGACTGATGCAAAAGCACCACGCATATCTTATCAACCCTACAACCCCATCACAAGAGAATCAAAGCAATTGTACTATTGTCAGTTCTATCGTCCCGGTGAAGGCACTTATCCGCTTCCCGATTATGTAGGGGCGTTGAAATATATTGAGGTTGATACCGAGATTTCCAATTACTACTTGAATAGCATCAAGAACGGATTCACGGCACAAACTCACATCCAGTTGTTCAAGGGAATCCCAACACCTGAAGAAGCTCGTGCAACTGCAAGACGATTCAAGGAGAACTATCAAGGAACGGACAATGCCGGTGGTTTAATTATCCAATACAACGATCCGACCGAGAAGGAATCAATTATTTCCAACCTTCAACCATCGGATTTTGACAAGCAATTTGATTTGCTGAATAAGACCGTTCAACAAGAGATATTTGTTGCACACAAGGTCAACTCTCCAATGTTGTTTGGGGTGCGTGTAGAAGGTCAGTTGGGTGGCAGAACGGAATTGATTGAAGCATATGAGATGTTTCATCACGCCTACATTGAACCACGCCAACAAAAGATTGATGATGTGTTCTCGTACTTGCTTGAACCTATTGCACAGGTAAGATTAGAGACCATCAACAAGCCACCAATCGGATTGGACTATCAGTCATTGTTCACCGCTGGTGTAATTACAAACGAAGAAGCACGGAAAGAACTTGGGCTTCCATTGATTACCGATGTTCAGCAATCTTCTTTGAACGATGCCATCAATGCTTTGAGTCCTTTGGTTGCAAACAATGTATTGTCAAATATGACAATCAACGAGAAGAGACAATTGGCAAACCTTCCGCCTATCGCTGGAGGAGATTCATTGCCATCAGC